GTTTTACGTCTCCGCACAGGTTGTTTCGTCTGTGACTCTGGCTTTATCTCTAGTATCATTGTAGTCTCCTGACCATCTTTCCGTTTGATCCTGACGATGAAATCTGGAAAATAACGATGCACTCTTTGGTCGATAGGAGACTTATATGGTATCGGCAACTCTTCCGATGCCCACCAGATAACTTTTGGGTTATCATCTAACCACTTCATTACCCTAAACTCCCATGAAGAACGGTAAACAATGTTTTCTGCATTACCATTATACTTCTTTGGATTCTTAGGATTGAAAATTCCTTTTTTATATGACATAAATACTATATATAACTCTTTAGGACAATCATGGCACTTTATGGTTTCTCAGATATACTTTTTAACAAAAATCCAAGTAATTTTAATAAAGGTCCGTTGGCGGGTCTTCAGGGAGATAGCATATTTAAATCACGATCATATCGGTATCCACTAGACATTGGAAATGCAGATAAAGGTCATTACATGGTGATTTATATTCGTCAACAAAATAATAGCGCATTTTCATCAAAAACCGTATCTGATGATTCCATAAATGAAAGGGGTGGATCAACTAATGTAGTCAAAAACATATTGCAGGGAATACCATCTGTTTCTTTCGCAAACGAATTCGTACAAAAATTTAATGGTGGAGTTAACAAAATAAACGAAACCACTAATGGGGTACTGAGCGGATTAACATCAACAATATCTAGAGGTTTAGGAGATGCGGCTCGTGGATTGGAAAGCGGAATAAACAATGTATTTGGCCAAGCATCAAAATCCTTAACTGGAGACTCTGCATCAACACAAACCATAATAAGCGGTTCAATAAAATCTATAACTGATAAAAGATTTGGTGCATTAAGAAGGACTACACTAACTACAGATGCTATTGCATTGTATATGCCAGACACTTTAAACTATCAACACCATCAAAGATATAGTGATATGTCTCCAGGAAATTCTCTTCTTGGACAAATGATTGAAGCAGGAGTTTCTAGCGTTGATGGAATTAAGGCCGGCGGCGACAAGAGAGAAGAAGCAATAAAAAATGCAGTAATTAAAGCTGGATTAGCTATGGGAAAACAATTAGCAAAAGATAAAGCAGGAGAATTTGGTGCTTTAGGTGCTTTTGCGGCAACTGGTGTTGTAACAAACCCAATGTTAGAATTATTATACACATCTCCTAGTCTTAGGACTCTTCACTTTGATTTTTTCTTTTATCCAAGAGATGAAAGAGAGGCTCTTGAGGTTCAAAAAATTATTGAAAGATTGAAATTTCATCAAGCACCAGAAATATCTGGAAGTTTTGGTAAAGGATTTTTAATTCCTCCTTCTGAATTTGATATAAAATTCTATTACAACGGAGCACAAAATCCAAATATACCACAAGTATCAACTTGTATTTTAGAAGATATTAATATTAATTACGCACCCAATGGTTTTTCTGCTTATGAAGTACCAAATGAAAATATTCCTAGTCTTGGTAGAACAGGTATGCCGGTTTCAATTCAACTAACTTTGCAGTTTAAAGAAGTCACTTACCTTACTAAACAAGACTTTAATGAAGATTTGATAGGCGCTAGTGCAAGAAGTGGGTCTATTAATGGTAGTCCTTTTGGTAATAGAGAAGGTAGATAATGGCCAAATATTTTAATTACTTTCCAAAAACTTTTTACAGTAGTAATAATTCAACCACTGGTTTAGATACTGTAACAAATATAATTTCTAGATTTTCATTTGAGCAAACACTCAAAGATAATTCTTCGGCATTTTACAAATATTCTGTGCAAGATTCTGATACACCAGAAATCATTGCTTACAAATATTATGGTAGTTCAGAGAGACATTGGGTTGTTTTATTATTTAATGATATCATTGATCCACAATTTGATTGGCCATTAAAATATGATACATTTATAAATTTTGTAGATGAAAAATATACTGCAAACGGTGCTGCTAATACAACAGTTCAAAGTGGTCTTGCATGGGCAATGAGTGTGAACAATGTTCAAGCATATTATAAAATTGTAACTAAAACAGATATTGATAATATTTCTTTAGTTGAAAAAATTCAAGTTGATGCAAATGTTTATGCCAATGTAGCTTCAACAACACAAGTATTTACTTTAGCTGATGGTGCTAAAATTACGCAAGTCATTACAAAAGAAAAGAAAACTCATTATGATTATGAAATGGAAGAAAATGAATCTAAAAGAGAAATTCGTTTGATAAAAAATGAGTTTATTCCACAAATAGAAAAAGAATTTAAAAAAGTGATTAAATCTTAATGAATATACAAAATTCAAATCAATTTAAGGTAAATGAATTGGTCATAGTCACCAAAGCAGGAAAAATTGACATAACTTCAATTTATGAAGAAATCAACATATTTGATTCAATTATGATGCCTGTTATGAGTGGAAATGTTTTAATTGTAGATGCAGTTGGGCTATCTGCTGAATTATTATTTGATGGTTCTGAATCTATCTTAATTGATATCACTAAATTTAATGATGATTCTATTGCCGGGTTTAAAAAAGCATTTAGAATTTATAAACAATCAGACGGAAATATTATTACTCCAAATAGTGAAGGTTATGTTTTGCATTTTGTATCTGATGAATTGTTTTTTTCAGATCAACAAAAAATAAATCAATCTTATGAAGAGACATACTCAGAAATAATTAAAAAAATTCTCATTGATTATTTAAAAGTTCCTGTAAATAATTTAAAAGGAATTTATTCAGATTCATTAGGTGTCCGAAATGTTGTTATACCTAATTTATCTCCTATTGATGCCATTCAATGGTGTTCTAAACGAGCAATAGATAACAATCAATCTCCAAATTTTATGTTTTTTCAAAATGTTACAGGATATAATTTTGCATCACTATCTAAATTATTAACTGAACCTGAAATATTGGATATTAAATTTTTAACAAAAAATCTATCAAATTCTTCACCTTTAGATGAAATAAGTGGTGCGAAAAGCTTTGAAGTTTTATCAATGACAAATTTAATTGAGAGAACACGTTCAGGTGTTAATGCTGGCACATTTATTGGTTTTGACCCAATAACTAGAACTATTGAAACAAAATTAATAAACTATAATGACCATTACTCCAATATGAAACATGGAAATGATACAGCCAATTTTACATCTATTCAAAATAGAGACGGAAAAGAAAATTCACAAAATTTTAATTCTAGAAAATCTTTATCTATTTTTGGCGCTGCAAGAAAATTTAGTGAATATATTAAGAAAAACGACCCTACTTCTATTTCAACAAATGAATCTTTTGAAGATTTTGTTTTTCAAAGAAAAGCAATTATTGGTAACTTAATGTCTAAACGATTAAAAATTGTTATGCCTGGTAATTTTCAATTATCCTCAGGATTTAATGTTAATGTACAAGCTCCTATTTTTGGTGAAAAAGAAAAAAATAATAATGAAGAAGATAAGAGTTTAAGTGGTAAATATATAATTATTGCTTCAAGACATGTTATCGGTTTTGAGAAACATGAGACAATAATAGAAGTTGCATCTTCTTCTTCTGGAAATGACTTCATACCATCTAGTAATTTTGCACAAGTACAAGAGATAATGGAATATTGATATGCAAAGAAAAAGTGATTCATATGATTTTGCTGGCAAGGCCGGCTTTATTTGGTGGATTGGTGTTGTTGAAAATAGGCAAGATCCAATTAAACTAGGTCGATGTAAAGTTAGATGCATTGGTTGGCACTCGGAAAATAAAATGGATTTGCCAACTGAGAATCTTCCTTGGGCAACTCCTGTTATGCCTTTAAACAACACAAACACTTATGTACCAAAAGAAGGTGATATGGTGGTAGGATTTTTTGCAGACGGAGAAAACGCACAAGAACCAATTATGTTTGGTGCATTTCCTGGTATACCATTAAAAGAGTCAAACCCACAAAAAGCGTTTAATGATCCAAGAACTGAGGAAGAATTAGCAACTGCTCCCAAAACACCTAAAGAAAAAACTTATAATACAGACGGAACAGGTATTGAAGTTATTGAAAGAGACCAAGCAGAATCATATCCTAAACTTTTAGATGAGCCAACAACTTCTCGTATTGCAAGAAACGATGAAGATACAATCACCAAAACATTCATACAAGAGCGGATTGACAATGTTGTAACTGGTGTGGAAACTGTCAATGATACTTGGGATGAACCAGAAACACTTTACAATACAGTTTATCCCTATAATAATGTTGTTGAAACTGAATCTGGTCATTTATTAGAATTTGATGATACTCCAGAGGCTGAACGAATTCACCTTGCACACCGAAATGGTTCTTTCAATGAATGGTTTCCTGATGGAGACAAAGTTGAAAAGGTAACTAAAGACAACTATCAAATTATAATGGGTGATGATAGAGTTTACATTATGGGTAAATGCCTCATTACAGTTCAAGGTGATGCTGAAATTTATGTGAAAGAAAATGTATATTTGTTAGTTGATAAGAATGTTGAAGCGACAGTTCATGGAAATATAACCGCACAAGTTGATGGTAATGTGGATGCCACAGTAGATGGGAATGTCACAGCAACAATTGGTGGTAATATGACTTCAACAGTAGGTGGCAATTTCAAAATGGACGTTGGCGGAACAACAACATGGACTTCTGGTGGAAACTTTAAAGTAACTGCACCAAGGATTGATTTGAACTAACATGGCTCACGAATTTGTTTTGTTGGTGGATGGTGAGTTAAAAACTTATACTAACTATGAAGATATACCTGAAACATTTGATAATGTAATTAAATTTATACCTGAGATTCCAGATGCACCACATTCACATGAAGAACACGAAGAAATAGACAAATGGAATGGACGATTACAAGAATTAATGAAAAGAGAAACTAATGGCCGTTAGTCTTTCATTAACTATAATACCAAAAACAACTAGAACAAACAAAAGTGTATCTTCTACAGTTGTTGCAACTGCCACGCCAGAAATCATTTCTTCTATATCTGGTATTTTATTAGGACAATCAGAACAAGTAACAATTCAATCAATAGGAGTAAATACTCTTTCTATTATTGGAACGTATAAAGATCCATTTAACGATACCTTCACTTATGTAAGTAAAGGAAGTAGTGATAAAATAGAATCACCTTCAACGATTTCAGGTGTAGCTAATGTTCCACCAAAAAAAGATTTATTTAAAGTTGCACAAGATACTAATGCAATACAAACAAAAACATATTTGATAACAGTAAAACACGATTTAGGACAAGACACTTTTCAAATAACACACGACATAGAAAATGAGTGGGAAGGCATTCGTTCTTTTATGACAGATTATTACAAGTAAAAAATATGCCAGCTGCAACAAGAATAGGAGATGCCGATACCGCACATTGTTCGGGAATGGTTAGAGCCGCAGGTTCTGGAAATGTATTTGTTAATGGCATTCCTTGGTCAAGACAAGGTGATGTAAATACTGTACACAAATTACCTGGTGCGCCTTGTCCTTCCCATGCAGCACCAATTGCATCAGGTTCTGGTTCTGTTTTTGTTAATGGAAAAGGTGCAGGAAGAGTTGGTGATGCATTGTCAGGATGCACATCAGTTGCAGCAGGTTCATCAAATGTTTTTGCTGGCGGATGAGATAAATAGAATATGGCCACGACTAACATAGATTCCACACGAAATTTTAGAGACTTGGATTTGAATTTTGCAATTCATCCAATTCGTAAAGACATTAATACTCACAAAGCTGAGTTTGCGGTAATTAATTCTGTTAAAAATTTGATTTTAACGAATCATTACGAGAAGCCATTCCAACCAGAAATTGGGTCAAATATTCGTAAATTGTTATTTGAAAATATAGATTCAATTATTGCAGCTCAAATAGAAAGAGCTGTTGTTGAGACTATAGTTAATTTTGAACCTAGAGTGAGCGTTTCAACTATTACGGCTTCACCTGATCCAGATAATAATAGATATAAATTAAATCTTGAATTCTTTGTAATTAATAATACAAATCCAATTACGATAAATTTCTTTTTAGAGAGAATTAGATAACATGGCAGACCGTTTAAGAGTTACGGAACTTGATTTTGATACTATCAAGTTAAACCTAAAAACATTTTTAAATCAACAATCTCAATTCACAGACTATGACTTTGAAGGGTCAGGCCTGAATGTATTGCTTGATATTTTGGCATATAACACACATTACAATGCCTACTATCTTAATATGGTTGCAAATGAATCTTTCTTAGATACCGCATTGCTTCGTGACTCAGTAGTTTCTCATGCTAAGGCCTTGGGTTATGTGCCACACTCAATGAAGGCACCAATTGCAACAATTAATTTTTTAGTAAATTCATCAACATCAACACCATCAACATTAACAATTCCATCAGGATATTCTTTCCTTTCAAATAAAATTGACGGCAAATCTTATAACTTTGTTGTTTTGGAAGATACAACAGTAACAAAAGCTAATAGTTCTTTTTCTTTTGAAAATTTAAATATTTCAGAAGGCCAATTAATTACTTATAGCTTTATACACAACCAAACTACAAACCCAAAACAAATATTTACTTTACCAGATTTAAATATTGATACTTCTACAATTAAAGTTGGTATTTCTCCATCAGTTGGTAATACATCAGTATTGATTTATAGTTTAGTCACTGATATTTTAGACATTACTTCCACATCCGAAGTTTATTACCTGCAAGAGTCTAGGGGTGAAAAATATCAAATTTATTTTGGAAATAATACAGTTGGAAAAAGTTTACCTGATGGCGGCGTGGTTAGTGTAACTTACTTGTTAACAAATGGTACAGATGCAAATAAAGCAAATAATTTTATTGCGACCTCAACTTTATCAGATTCATTAAGTGAATCATTAACTAATTTTACAATCACACCAATTTCATCAGCGGCTGGTGGTGCGGAACGTGAAACTGTTGATGATATCAAATTCTCAGCTGTTGCACAATACTCAACACAGAATCGTTTAATCACTACAAAAGATTATGAGTTATTCATAATCAAAAATTATCCATCAGTTGATTCACTATCAGTTTGGGGTGGTGAAGAAGAATCTCCTCCAGTTTATGGTAAAGTATTTTTGTCTTTAAAACCAAAAACAAATTATTATATTTCTGAAACTGAGAAACAA